ACCTCACCTCTCGGTGGGGGAGGGGACACACTACAGTTGGCGAATTAAATTTCGACACTGCGAGTTATACTGCGAGGTATGTAACAAAAAAAATAAAAGGCGATGCCACAAATATTTATATAAACCCAGAAACAGGAGAAGTGTCAGAAATAAACGAAGTTTATTGTACCATGAGCCGAGCGAATGGAATAGGCTATGATGCCTATCAAAAATATAAACATAATTGGTATCCTAACGATTTCATCGTCAATGGTAATGGTATTAAAATGAAACCACCTAGATACTTTGACCAATTATACGAAAACGAATTTCCTGATAAATTCGAAAAAATAAAAAAACTTAGAAAAGATAATTTAGATTTTGTCGATCAAAATCCTAAAGATCCTAATTATAAACGATTAAAAGATATAGAAAACGTAAAATTATTAAAATTAAAAGAAACACTAAGAGAAATAGACGCTTGACTTTAGTATTATTTTGATACATTGTATCAAAATGATCTGATTCTTTTCGATTCGATTGCCAGGAATTTGACATAATCGCGTATTATATATTATGTAACTTTTCATATTATTTAATAATATCAATAACTTAAAATTAAAGGACATAATTCGCCTTAATTTAAACAACAAAAAAACATAAAACATGGAGCATAGAACATGGATAAAAAATTACTTTTTTCAATATATGACGATGTAACAAAAATGTATGAACCACCTTTTCTAGATATTAATAAAGGATCAGCAATGAGAAGGATTCAAGATTTAATGCAATCTAATCCTCAAAGTCCATATACAAAATTTCCTCATAATTTTGTACTAATGAATATTGGTGAATTCACAGAAGAAACAGGTCTCATATTTCAAGACACATTGGAACATGTTGTTGATTTAAAAGATATACAACCAACAAAGGAATAAAAAATGAGTATCTTCGGAGCAACAGGCGCACAACCAACAACTTTAAGTAAAGACTTCAGTAGAAGCCCAAGAGCTGATATACAAAGATCTGTTTTTAATAGAGATCATGGTTTAAAAACGACTATAGATGCAGGATATTTATATCCAATATTTTATGATGAAGCTTTACCCGGAGATACTTTTCAATTAACTGCTAATGGTTTCGGCCGATTAGCTACTCCTATTAATCCTTTTATGGATAATTTATATATACAAACATTTTTCTTTGCTGTCCCTTTTAGAATTATTTGGGACAATTGGGAAAAATTTTGTGGCGAACAAGTTAACCCAGGTGATAGTACAGACTACCAAACACCACAAATACAAAATGTTACTGTAGCAGAAAGTACTTTATTTGATTATTTTGGTTTACCTACAGGTATTGCTGGTATCGATTTTAATAACTTTGCTGGTAGATCTTATAACCTCATTTGGAATGAATGGTTTAGAGACGAAAATTTACAAAATAGTTTAACTGTAGATAAAGGTGACGGGCCAGATACTTTAACTAATTACACATTACAAAAAAGAGGTAAAAGACACGATTATTTTACTAGTGCTTTACCTTGGCCTCAAAAAGGTACTGCTGTTTCTTTACCTCTAGGTACTACAGCAAATGTCATTACAGCTGCTGGACAAGGACAAGCGGTTAGCGTTGTTTCAGCCGGAACTGTTAGAGGTTTAGCTGAATCTGGTAGTACATGGATAGCTCCTTTTGATAGTGAACCCTCAGATGCTCAACCTTTACAAGCAGATTTAAGTACAGCAACAAGCGCAACAATTAATCAATTAAGAGAAGCCTTTCAAGTTCAAGGCTTGTTAGAAAGAGACGCTAGAGGCGGAACACGATATAAAGAAATAATACAAGGCCATTTCAATGTTACTTCACCTGACATGCGTTTGGATCGTCCAGAGTACCTTGGAGGTGGCAAAAGTTATATTAATGTACAACCTATTGCACAAACTTCTTCCACTGACTCAACTACACCTCAAGGAAATATGTCAGGTTTCGGTACTACAGGATTTGATAATCATTCATTTTCAAAATCCTTCACAGAACATTGTGCAGTCATCGGATTAGTATGCGTTTTTGCAGATTTAACATATCAACAGGGTATGAGTAGGTTCTTTAGCAAAAGAACTAGATATGATTATTACTGGCCTGCCCTCGCCCATTTAGGCGAACAATCAATTCTTAATAAAGAAATTTATACACAAGGAACTGCTGCTGATAATACAGTATTTGGTTATCAAGAAAGATATGCAGAATATAGATATAAACCATCCCAAATTACAGGCAAGTTCAGATCAAATGCTACAGGCACTTTAGATAGCTGGCATTTGGCTCAAGATTTTAGTTCAGTACCATCATTAAATTCTTCTTTTATAGAGGAAAACCCCCCTGTAGATCGAGTTACTGCAGTAAATACTGAACCAGATTTATTATTGGATATGTTTTTTAAATTTAAAACAGCAAGACCAATGCCAACTTATTCAGTACCTGCTTTATTGAGTCATTTCTAATGACTTTTCCTTGGCAAGCAGCTGCAACAATAGGATCCACTATTTTACAGGGTAAGTTTGCGAGAGATTCTGCTCGCAAACAAATGCGTTTTCAAGAGGAAATGTCAAACACTGCATATCAGCGTGCTATGGCTGATATGAAAAAAGCCGGATTAAATCCTATATTAGCTGGAAAATTAGGTGGTGCATCAACACCAGCTGGCGCAATGGCTCAAACTCCAGACTTTGGCGGTGCAACTGCCAAAGCAATGTCTACATATAATCTAAAACAATTACAAAATGCCCAAGTACAACAACAAGTTGCTAATGCAAAAAAGTTACAAATTGAGGCTGATAACGAATATTTAAATCACTTATTATATACAGGTAAATTACCACAAGGTATTTCTGCACCTGTACAATTTAAAAATAAAGCTGGAAATTTAGCTGGAAGTGAATTGTACGAGGCTTTTAAAAATAAATTTTTTAGAACAAACAAATTTTCCGCAAAAGATAATATTTCTCCCAAAATTAAAGGAGAAATAATATCAATGGGGCGAAGATTAACAGACCCCAATTATACACCAAAAAGAAAATCAAAAGTAAAAAACATAACTTCAACACGGCAACGTTTCCGTAACTATTATACTTCTCCAAATAGATGGTACAATCAATGACAAAAAAATCAACAATAATACAATTTAAAACACCATATACAAACCCACCAGCAAGGTGTTGGTTTGAAACAACAGGCGAGTCAATGACTCAACAACATTTCGCAGATGAAAGCGAAATAAACAATATACTCCGTTCTCATGATAGAAACGGAGTAATAGAGCATATACATAGAGGTAATGCGATCTATGCCGACTTTAGTGGCATAACAGACTTGAGCGATGCTTTGCATCAAATTAAAGAAGCTCAAGAAGAATTTCTGAATGTTCCATCAGAAATAAGAGAAAAATTTCAGAATGACGCTGGACAATTTTTTAAATTCGCAAGTGATCCTAATAACTTGGACGAATTAAGAAAGATGGGTTTAGCAAACCCCAAACAATCGGAGGCTATGCACTCCGATCAACCTGCTATTCCTGAAGCTGTAGAGCCCCAAAACTCGGAAGCTCAGGAATAGCTCACGTATTACTACTTGATGTAATACGTGCTAACTGACACTTAAACAAGGAGAAGCTTTATGGCTTATAGAAAAAGAATGAGAAGAAGACACTCAAGAAAAGTCTTCAGAAGAACAGCTAGTAAAGTACACAGAAAAAATCATATCAAGCCAATGCGTGGAGGCTATAGAATATAAATGCCATGTTATAACCCCTTAGTGGCATGGCGCTATGAGGGTAAAATGGTTTTTAACCCTCCTCCTAACCACATGATAAACAAACCTTTCAATTTGCCTTGTAGCAAATGTATAGGTTGTAGATTTAATTACGCTAGAAGCTGGGCATTACGATGCCAGCTTGAAGCATTATCACATAAAGAAAATTGTTTTATAACATTAACCTTTAATAACGAAGAACTATATAAACGACAAAACCCTTGGTCGGTTGATGTAAAAGATTTTCAGCTTTTTATGAAAAAGCTAAGAAAAGATTTAAAGAAACCTATCAGGTTCTTTCACTGTGGCGAATA